ACTACAGAAACTAAAAGATCGCCGTGATGCCACTAATGACGCATCAGGTAATAAGGCATCTGAAACTCAGCAAAAACTAGACAAAGTCTTTAATCTTAACGATAAGAAGCTTAAAGGTAAGTATGGCCAACCGTTTAATGGTAACATTAACTAATGGCACCTCGCTATAGATTCTTAAGCGGGAACAAGAAGAAGAAAAAGAAAAAAAAGACCAAAGCTGAAAAGCCTAAAAAAATCCACTACAATTAACAGGCGGCTCGATTGTCGAATCAGTAGAAGCCACAGGTAACCGCGTCCGTTCGAGGCAATTTAATTGCTTTGCATGAAACCACATCATGGAACGGGGGTGTGGTACTATATGGAGAAATACAATGCAAAAAAAGCATTCTGTAACCCTGAAGTATCGCGGCGTGCCTTACACAAGAACACGTTAAACACTTTTTACAACAATGAAAACATTAGCTCTAGCTCTCGCCTCAACTTTCGTGGCGGTCCCAGCCTTTGCAGGACCGTACGTCAACGTAGAGAGCAACGCCTCATACACCGGCTCGGATTACAAGAACCGGACAACCGACTTTCACGTAGGTTATGAAGGCGGTAACGACTCCTTTGATTATTATGTCCAAGGTGGTCCAGCCGTCGTTGCTGTTGATGGTACTGATGATTCTGATACACAGTTATCAGGTAAAGTTGGTGCTACTGTAGCTGCCACCGAGAAGCTTGACTTCTATGGTGAAGTTGCAGTGATCACAGCAGAAGGCGATTTGGATAATGACTGGTCTACTAAGATCGGTACCAAGTATAGCTTCTAAGTAAACTTTACAGGGGGACTTCGGTCCCCTTTTATTATTTATGTACTCACTATTTGACTACGCTTTTCAACCACCTACTCGCACTGTCTATGTTGTTTCTGAAGAACAACTAGGTAGATTGAAACTAACTCAAAAGGAGAATGAAGTCAAAGAAACAAAAACCCAACTCCTCCAACTTGATGACGCGTATAATCGCAGAAAATCAGAGCTGGAGAATTCTTTGGCCAACCTTGAATCTGAAGTTAAAAAACTAACCCCAGCAGAAACAAATGGATAACGCAGTAGTAACAAACTTCAGCACTCAAATGCCTGTGGTAATCACAGAAGAGCAAGTTGAAGCAAAAAAAGCAGATGACTTTATTAACAATGAAGAGCCAGAGCTTTCTCTTGAAGAAGCACTGACTAGCTTATAAATGGAACAGGGGCACCTCAGAGTCGGACCCCTCTTTCTTTAGGCTTTAAGGCCGATACGTCGATACCCTTATTGCCGCACGTGTGGCGACGAAACGCTAACAATAAAAACTAAATATTTTTCTAAAACGTTTTAGAGTCGTAAACAATACAACTCTTATCTAATGGCTAATGCTACTCAGTCCGCGTTAGGTAGAATTAATCTATCTACCGGTACAGGTTATGATGGCGCTACCGATAAGTATGCTCTATATCTGAAACTATTTTCGGGTGAGCTATTTAAAGGTTTCCAACATAATACAATTGCTCGTGATCTAGTCACGAAGCGTACGCTCAAGTCAGGCAAGAGTCTCCAATTCATCTATACAGGACGCATGGGTGCGGCCTTCCATACTCCAGGTACTCCGATACTTGGTACGGGAGATCCACCTGTAGCTGAGAAGACCATCAATGTTGATGATCTACTCATCTCTAGTGCATTCGTATATGACCTTGATGAGACCCTTGCTCACTATGAGCTTAGAGGAGAAATCTCCAAGAAGATCGGCTATGCTCTAGCCGAGAAATATGATAGACTAATCTTTAGATCTATCATCCGTGGTGCTCGTGCAGACCACCCCATCTCAGCTTCCGGTAAAGTTGAGCCAGGCGGATCACAGATCCAGGTTGGTACAAGTACTGGTGCTGCTGCTGATGCCCTTGACTCAACTAAGATAGTTGCAGCCTTCTTTGAAGCCGCAGCCGTACTAGACGAGAAAGGAGTATCTCAAGATGGCCGTGTAGCCGTACTCTCACCAAGACAGTACTACTCACTAATAGAAAACGTAGAATCCAACGCTCTAATCAACAGAGATGAGCAAGGAACCGGCCTGCAAACAGGCTCCGGCGTGATCTCAATTGCTGGAATCAAGATCTTTAAGTCTATGAACATTCCGTTCCAGGCTAAGTATGGTTCTGCTTCTACAATTGATAAGCCAGGTTCATTTGTAGGTGCTGCTACTGAAGACCAACGTTCTTCTGTAACTGGTATCAATAATGCATATGGTAATTCTACCGACTTTGCTACTTCCTGTGGAATTATATTCCAGAAAGAAGCAGCCGGTGTTGTAGAAACCATTGGACCACAAGTTCAAGTAACGAGTGGTGATGTGTCAGTCATCTACCAGGGTGACGTGATCCTTGGACGTCTAGCAATGGGAGCAGATTATCTGAACCCAGCAGCTTGCGTCGAGCTTCATGCTACCTCAACAGCTGGCAGCGCATTCTAAATTATACATTTACAAGGGGGACTTCGGTCCCCTTTTTTTATACTATGGCAACCCCAACTTACACAACATCTACAGAACAAGATGCTGTAAACGCGATACTAATGAGTGTCGGAGAAAGCCCAGTAAATACCCTTGATACTCAAAGCCCCGAAGTGGCTATTGCACAGGCTACTCTTCGTCAGGTTGTCCGTGAAGTCCAAGCAGAGGGATGGTCTTTCAATTCTCAATATGAAGTAGAGTATTCCCCGAATACTGATGACGAGATATTACTAAATGAGAATGTTATACAAATAGACTTAAGTCGTTATAAGCATAATGATAACTATGATGTTATCAGAAGGAGAACAGATAGTGGTGAGATTAAACTATATGATCGTTATACTAACTCTTATAAATTTACAGACAACGATGTTTATTACTGTGATGTAATAACCATGTGGGCCTTTGAAGATTTACCGCAACCATTTAAAGATTATTGTACTACTAAAGCTACACGTATTGCTGTTCAAAGAATGATCGGTGAACCTAGTTTAGCTCAAAGTTTACAACAAGATGAAGTGATATCACGTTCAGCTGTAATTGAATATGACACACGTCAGTCTGATTACAATGTCTTTAATAACACCAGAAACAGGATTCCTTATAATCCTTATAAACCTTATCAAGTATTAGCAAGGTAATGGCAGCAATCAATCAACGAGTTCCTAACTTTTTAGGAGGCGTTTCACAACAACCAGATTTTATTAAATTTCCAGGTCAACTAAGAACCTGTCATAACGCCTATCCTGATGTAACATTTGGTTTGCAGAAGCGACCACCTGGGGAATTTGTTGGTAAGTTAACAAATGCTAGAACGGAAGGTGAATCAGAATGGTATGAAATCCTTAGAGATAATGATGAAAAATTTTTAGTACAGTTTCAACATACATCTGGGGGGTTTGGATCAGCAGGTCTGGGCTGGACCAGGACAAACGCTGGTAATGACACAACAGAATTCACTTCAAATGGTCATACTATTACAGTAGGAGACCATATACAAGCAAATATAGGTGCTGAAGATATTGGTATTGTCAGTGCAGTCACTACGAATACTTTCACAGCAGCTGTTGGTAATATAGACAATGGTACTTCTGGTACATCAGATGTTACTATCAAGCCTCGAATCAGAGTCTGGGCTCTTACAGATATAGCTGCTGGTGTTTACCATGCAACTAATAGCTGGGCAGCTGGTACAGAATTAGAGGTAAACTTTACAGGAGGTGCATCTACTGATTTTAGTTACCTACAAAAAACTGCTGGATCACAACCTTACGGTAAGATAACTATTAATGACTATACAATCATTACTAATCCTACTAAGGAGGTAACCAAAGCTCGTTACACAGCTTCATTTAAAGATAATTATGCTTTCATTACTCTCAATGAGATTGCTTATAACTCAGAATATGTGGTGGCCCTTGGTGCCACTACTCTTACTGCTACCACTAAATACAGAGTTGAATCTCTTAAAGTAGTTAAGTCAGCTGGAAGTGGTAGTACGATAGCAGATTATACATGGCAGGCAGCTGATAACACAGGTACTTATAATGAAAGTGATAACGGTGGAGATGATGATTTTGTAGGTATACAATCTGGGTTATCACCTGATGAATCTGCTACATGGCAGACTGCTTCACCTAAGTCAGTGTATACAGGTAAGACTGAATTCAATGGTACAGGTACTAACGGTACTGGTACTACTGCACAGAAACTTAACTGGAAAGATGTTAAGTTCACAGTAGTTGTTAACGGTACACACTTTGTTAACCATTATGACAGTAACAACCCTAACTATGATACACAGTATACAGGTACAGTAACTTTACAGGAAACTGGTTTTGATGTAGGTGCAGACTGGGATGAGCTTTACCAAGTAGTTAATGTTAACGGTCAGAATTGGCTTGTAACAGTTTCATCAGTTAGTGAATACCAATCATATACAGATTCTAATGCAGCTGTATATAGAACTATTAAAAATATCAAGAAAGGTGAATTAAGTAAAGACCTTGTTCTTGGTAACCTTAAAACAGCAATTGAAGAGAAATACGGAACTCCTAATCAAGTTACTAACGATGATTGGCAGGTTGGT